GATCTTTAAAAGCTTTATAATACTTTCTTTACTTAGATGTCCATAAATCTCTGTAAGCTCTCTATGATAGCCAATAGGCTCTCTAGCATATTTACCAGTATCTAACTTTCCTATTCTCCTATAATTAGCAACTTCTAAAGAAACTAATTGATTTAATAAATACTCTTTGCTGTTAATATACATGTTTATTTGTTTTAGTTTGTTTGTTCAAATATAGTAATAAATTAATACTATGCTATAGCTCTAACTGATTTCTTAGCAAGTTCAAAGTATTCACGCATCATAAAGCAATCAGCATAATCAGGAGAACGTCCTATACTTTCTTTAATTTTATCTTTTGCTATTATACCTATCCTGTTTTCATCGCTATCTGGATTAGCTTGCTTAATAGCTGCTAACTCTTCTTTTAATTCGTTCCAACACTTATTAGCAACATTAGGACTAATATAGATACCGTAATCATTAACCCTTTCAGCACTCTTAAAATAACATTGGCTTTTTAAGTTCTTATAGTTCTCGTTTTTAAATTTGTTTACTATCGCTTTAGCATTGTTAGTAAATCCTTTAGAGCCTCTTAAAATATCCACAGCACCACCACCAACACCATCCTGATCTAAAACTATATTACTTCTAGCAACATTATATTTATTAGCCATGTGTCTAATAGTCAATACAACTTGATCTATACCAGATTTATCTATCGTATGAATATCAATAATTACAAAACCACTCCATACCATTATAACGGTCTTATCTGCTCCAAATCTAGCAACATCACATGTTATAAAACTTTTACTATCTGGATTTATAAACTCATTAGTTAGTAGATTATCTAAACCATCATCCGAGTATATTCTGTTTGGATCGTTATCATAATCCCAGTTACCTAATAATAATCTTTCTTTTTTAGATTGGTCTTTAATTCCTTTTAAGTTTTCTATGTACTCTTTATCTATGTATGGATTATCAGTTACATAAGCTTCTACAAAAGCCTGATGAGGTTTTAAATTCTTTTGCCTAAATGGCTGTATAAATTCGTCATACATCCAGTTTCTTTTAGGGTTACATGTTACTAATAACTTAGGTAGTATATTGTATTCTGTATTATACCATCTTCCTATCCTAGTCCTTAGAACATCATAAGCACCAAAGTTAATCTCTCCTCCCTCTTCTATCCATCCACCAGTATACTCAAGAGAACCAAATCTTTCATACATTGGATCAGATGGTTTATGCTGTAAATCTAGTAAGTCTATCCTTGAGCCATTAGGAAACTCAATGTAATTGTCTTGACCTTGATACCTCCAAAAGTCATGAGGTAATTTATGATATTGACGTACTTTTAATAAAGTTTGATACGTACTAGCTCTTAATCTTTTTAGCTCTTCTCTACCTATAAACCATTTAGTATTAGGATAGCGTAAACAGTTTACTAATAACCATTCACAGCCTAGCCATGACTTACCACCACCTGCAGCACCACCATAGAGAAGCTCTTTAGTAGTTGTATCATTTAGCTTTGAATATGCTTCATGTTGTTTTAGAGATGGATTAAGACTTATCTCCATTAGGTATATTATAATTAATCTTTATTTCTCCTTTATGATTGTTTTCGTTTTTGTTTTCGTTAATGTTTTTTAAGTTCCATTCACTAAACTTTCTTTCAATAATCCATGCCCATCTTTGCCAAGCTCTATCATCATTAGTAAACTTTTTAAATAGATTTTCCTTTTGAATTATTAATGCTTTTTTTATAAGGGGCAAAAATTCTTTACCAGTTTGACCTTTATCGCTGTAATCTCCTGACTTCCAAAGTTTAAAAGTTCTTATCGCTACTTTATCTTTTTCTTTTAACTCTTCATTAATAAGGAATACTAACTCTTCATCTGTTAATAGCATTAAATCGCTTCTAAATAAAACATCTTTAGCAACTTCTATAAACTTATCTATCTTACTTGGTCTACCTCTTTCAGTCATTATTTTGCTTTCTTAAATCGCTTATCTCATGGTTCGGATTATTGCAACATGTGCACCCACAGTGACACTTTTTATTACTATCCGTAATACCATAATCAGGATTATGTTTCTGATAATGATCTTTAGCCATTCTTTTAACTTCTAAGGTGTTTAAAAAGTAATACTTCTTATCATCATTAGTAATCTTTCTAGCACATGTATAAGCATAGTCAAATTTCAAAATTTCGTACGTACAATCTTTATGCTTAAACCAATTACCCTCTTTCAATAGGCTTATTATAATCATTATAATATTAATTTACTCTTAATACTAATATAAAAAAATTAATCCCATTCACTTAGCCTAAGTCCTCTATTTTCAATACCGCATATTATAGCTTTATAAATATCACAATGATACTGGACTATTTTACCATCTTTAACCATGCAAGTATTACCCATTAAAGCATCGTTAAACATATCCATATTTATATTTGGATAGTCTAATAAAAGCTTATCTATCTCAGTTTGTAAGAAGCCTTCTTTATGCTTTGTTTTATAACTGTATATTTTATCTTGGATCTCTTTACTCATAATTCTTTTCTTATAGTAGCCATAACATCATGAATAACATCTGTTAATTCATTTAAATAATCTTCATTAGCTATATTCTTTTTTTCTAGCTCTTCTAATAGCATATTACCTAAGTTGGACCAGTTATTAAACACTTGTTTAGGTTTCTGTTTTAATTGTCCTCTAAGGTATTCAGATTGTTCTATAGTGGCTTTCATTAATGCTAACATAATATTACTTTCTACTATTAATCTATCTTCCATCTTTTGCTCTTTGTTTGTTTATTTTAATCTTGTTTTTTATTTCTTCTTGTATATCAATGTTAAAATGATTTGCCATGTTTAAACATACCATTATAACATCCGCTAATTCTTCTGGTAAATTACTGTATTGTTTTGGTGTTAAAGCTTCTTGATTTAGCTCTCTTACCTCTTCATCTAGTTTATCTAAGAACTCAAAAAGAGTAGTAGTAGGAGTAATAAAACCCCTATCTACTATACTTTTATAATTTGCTTCTATTAGTTCTTTCATTAGAATAATGTTTTTTGCTCTGCTGCCTCTTCAAATCTATATTTAGCTTCGTTTAAGTTAATCTTAGCTTGTTTAAAATAAGAGTCTTTTAACTCTATTCCTATTGCTTTTCTACCTAATGAAACAGGACTATAAACCTCAGAACCTACACCCATAAAAGGAGTAAAAACAACCTCACCCTTATTAGAGTATAATTCTACTAATCTATCAATAACATCTAATTGTAATGGATGTACATGCTTTTCGTCATCCTCTTCTTTGGTATCTCTAAATGGTAGTTTTAATTTACCTCTAACATCATCCCATACGCTAGAAGCATATCTTTGCCAGATTACTTGACTAAGTTTATTTTTTAAGTGATTACCACCTAAGTTATCAGCGTTTTTGTATTTAATTAACAAATCATTCCATTTACCGTACTTCTTTTCCATTGGAGGTAATAATGGAGTTTCACCATGATAATGCTTAAAACCTTTCTCATTAGTTACTTTAACCTCATTCTCCCCTTTCTTTTTAAATATTAAAACATAATCAGGAATAGCAGTGAAGCACATTGTGGAGTCCTCTGCAATATTTTTATGCATTAAACTTCTTACCATTGTTCTCATTCTTACCTCTAATGGCTCTTTCCATACTGTGATACGATTATTATAAGTAAAACCATATTTCTCATGTAGTTTAATTATTTCATGAGGAAAGTCATATAAAATATGCTTAGTAGTATCTGTTAAAATCTCTTGACAATGTACAGCGTTAATTCTACCAGCTTTTGTAACTCTAGCCATCTCTTTAACTAAGTATTCATACTGCTGCATAAACTCTTCTTTAGTTTCGCAGTTACTAAAATCTTTCTCTGAGCTTGAGTAATTATATAAACCAGCAAAAGGAGGTGAGTAAATAGATAAATCTATACTATTATCTTCTAATGTTGTTATTACATCCATGCAGTCACCGTTATAGATTGCATAATTCTCTGTTAATTGTTGATCTTTTACTTTCATCTTTATAAAAATTTAGGTTTTACTATTTGTTTGTTAAATTGTTTATTATCTAAGTCTATTGATATTTTACTATCCTTTAAAATCATTTCATTAAATTCTTTTGCTTTTTTAGTTTTGTATAAAAGTGTATCTAATACTCTTTTTTGTCCATCAGATAGAACTAAATCAATGTGAACGTTACTCTTTTGTCCAAATCTCCAAAACCTTCTAACAAGTTGGTAATACTGCTCATAACTCCATGTTGGAAAAACTACTGAATGATTACAATGCTGCCAATTTAAACCGAATGAGGCTATTTTAGGCTTAGTTATTAATCTTTGAATATTACCTTTAGCAAAATCTAAAAGTATATCTTCTTTTCTGTCTAAGTTCATACCGCCACTAACCTCTACAGCATCTTTATCTAATTCATTTAATAAAGTACCTTCATCATTAAAATTACACCAATAAACAGAAGTTTTATTACTTGCTAATTCAACAGCTCTCTCACATCTTTGTTCTATACTTCCTTTTTGCTCTTCTCTAACCTCAGTCATAGTTTTGGCAATACCATTGAATAAACTTGTTTGACCGTTTATAATCCAGTTTTTCTCATTTCTAACGTAAGTTACATCTTCTATTAATTTAGGTAATTTATATCTTTCATCACTAAATCCTAAGTCACTTGGTTTTTTAATAAAAATACTCCATTGATTAAGCCATGCAAAAAAACTAGCTTTAGCATGAGGTTTTAAATACCATTTAGTGCCAATATCTTGTGGTCTACTCA